CCTCAGATGTGTCTTGCTGTGCAGTCCATGTCTCAGGTGTATCGCTCTCATTTTCCCATTTTTTGACACCGTTGATGACAACAGTTGAAGAGTCAACAAATGCAAATGAACCAGTTTGAATCCTAGAGCCATCAATGACAACTTCGCTTGATGCAGTAATCGTGACAGCCTGATTCACAATCACCTGTGAACCAACAGTCATTGTGGCTGCGTCAAGGATTGACATCTCTGCCAATGCAACGCGCACGCCATTGATAACGACTGTGCTGGTGTCAGATGCTGCAAACTCGCCAATGGCGTAACGCACGCCATCAACTGCAACTGTGCTTGTGTCGCTTATGGATACAGCGCCAATTGCATAGCGCAGACCGTCAATAGAGACAGAACTGGTTGAAGAAACAGAAGCAGCGCCAATTGCCAAACGCTGACCATCAACAGCGAATGAACTGCTAGAGGAAACAGAGAAAGCGCCAGACTTGACAACATTAGCGTCAACTGCAACTGTGCTGGCGCTAGAAACAGCAAACGCGCCTATGCAGACGCGAGTTCCAGCAACTGCGACTGTGCTGGAAGAAGATACGGCAAAAGCTCCAAGGCTTACCCCGTAGGAGTAATTGCCCCCGCCATAATAGCCAGAGCCGTATGCTGCCATGATTAGGTCAGGGTGACTGTCAAGCTGCCAGCAGGAATGCGGAACACATCACCGCTGTTGATGGTGCGTGATGTGGTCAACGGTGCCCATGCCAGCATATTGCCACCAGTAGAAGCATCAAAGATCGCTGCATGGGTAATCGTTCCCCAGTTACCACCAGAGGCAGCAGCAAACTCGATTGCAGCAGCATTGGTTGCTGTGGTAGCTGTGCCTGAAATACTGATCGTGCCAGTAGCCACACGAGCGTAACCGTTACCAGTTACCTCAGTACCGCCACCTGTGTCAGATGGTGCAGCCGTAAACAGACCAACAAACCAAGCTGTTGGACGGGTTGCCGAATTGGTTGTGAGCAACCAGTTCAGCAGTAGATTCTCGGTGTAATCGCTAAAAGATGACATATCTTTCCTTTATCCTAAAGTTCTCGCTCTCGCAACCAAAGCCCCGCCTGAAGTAGAGCCACGATCATCAGCAGTTTGCAGGTCTTGCAACGCTGTCAAATACATTTGCGACCATGTGCCAATTCTCGCATCATCCTTGAGATATGGAGCAGCTTGCATCAAAGCACCATAAAGATAGATGTCAGGAGCAGCAGTCAAAAGCCAGTTGGTCGTGTTGCTGTTAGACAGCTTACTCAGCTTCGCGTAGTAAACCAGTTCTGCTGTATAAGAAGTGTCAGCAATCGGCACAGTCCTGATCTGACCGCCAACAATCGAAAAGAACTGAGGCTTTCCAGAAGATGTGTAGCGAGTGCTTAAATCATCAAGAGAGTCAATCGTCTCAAAGCCAACTGGCGTGATTGGATTGGTCTGTAACTTCAGAGAACGAGCCTCAAGGAAGTCTGCTGGAACAGCACTATATTCAGAATCAATGGTTGCGGTAGCCCTGACAATCATCTGACGGGTACGCAGTCGGCGCTCGACCTGCGCTTCAGCCAATGAAATAAAGTCAGGCACAGCAGAAGTCAGGTCTGAACGATTCAGCCAATCTGCTACCGATGTCTTTAATTCCGAATATGTGCTGAGTGCCATCAACTTGCCTCTTTAGCTTTCTCCAAATCACGCATCACCCAAGTGTGATCGTGCTTGAATTCAAAAGTGCCAATATGACCGATCTCTTTTGAGAGGTCATGGTCTATGTAGATTTTAAAGCCAGCGGCACGCGCTTTGCGACAGAAGAAAACATCCTCACCAATATAGCCACGCTTATCTGTGCGCCACGGTGTTTCAAACCAAGGTTCGCTCAAAGACTCAAACACCTTGCGTGAGATCAGCATGACACCCATGCCAATAGACTGCACTTCTTCCAAGCCAGTTGACTCAGGCATTGAGTAGACCAGCTCTGAGTTCATACCCCTAGCAGTTGGACCTGTCGGCATACGCCTACGCGCACAATTGGTTGCCACGATGTCCTCGTTGTGAGCCAACAAACGACCAATCATGTCCTGCGGGAATGTCATGTCTGAATCGACAAACAGCACATGGGTGCAGTTTTCACGCATTGCTTCAAGGCACAAGTCAGCACGCTGGTTCTGAATCAATGTTCCCTGATTGATCTTCAAGGCAACAGCGTCCATCGTGTTGATCGTGTGATACGCCACCATGTTGACCAAGCAAAATGTGTAGTTAGCGTGAACCATGTCACGCGCTGGCGTACAGACCGCGATGTAGTTGATGGTTTCTTCGCTCATACTTCACCCGATCTTGTTCTGAAATACTTGTTGTCGGGATTGTTTAACCATTTTTTCATGTAGGCTTCATCGTCAAGTTTGCCTTCTCTTTTCAATTGGAAATAGATAGACATTGGGATGCTAGCAACGCGAGTCCATTCACCCCATCTGGCGTTTTCGTCAATCTGGGCGTACTCTTGTTTATTTTCTTCAATGATCTTTGAGACATCTTGACGAGTCTCAATGGTCGCTTTATCTGTGTCGGCATCGTAGTGCCAAATTCTTGTGATGCCTAAAGCATCATCTTTATCAAATAGTTTCTTTTCAGTCATGTAAAAAAGGGGAGAGATTTCTCTCTCCCCTCTCCTTGGTTTGATTAAGAAGTAATCAAGTCAGCAGCAATGCCGTGAGCATTTTCAGCCAACACTTTGTGACCCCACTCAACGATCAGCAAACGCTTCTCAGCGTCACCTGTCTTAGCCAACTCGATTTGTTGGTAAGGACGCAGAGTCATCAACTTTGCGTAATCTGGGTCGATCACGAAAGCGTCACGCTCACGCTGGAAGCGGTTAGGCACAACTTGCACATTGCCGAAGTCTGACACATAGATGTCAGCAGCACCGATGATGGTTGCAGGACGAGCGCCGCCGTCAATGTTGAAGCGTGAAGAAGCAATGCCAGAGAATCCAGACACGCGCTGCTTGTTGACAGGACCAGTCATCAAGATTTTGGGAGTACCGCCAGCAGTCCAAACTTGTTGAATCACATTCTTCAAGATAGTTTCGGTGAAGGTACGCACATTACCGTCAGTACGGGCGCTGTTAGGCAGAGTTGTGTACGATGGGTTAGCACCGTTGGTCTGCATATCGTAGTTAGTCTTGATAAAGGCTTGCAACGAAGCAGTACCGCGTGCGGTAGTGGTGTTGCCAGCAGCAGCCACAGCACCATTCAACATGGTGAATTCTTGGTCGCGCTTCAACTCAGCACCGCGCTTGGCGATCTGATAAGCCAATTCGCTACGGCGACCAGCTTTGTTAACCACTTCTTCAGTAGCTGACAAAACGATGGTCTTGCGGCTGATCTGAGCGTAGTTTTGCAAACGCACAGTAGCAGTCACAGCGTCAAACGATGTCACATCATCGCCTTCCAACTGCTTGTTAGCAGCGGCAGCAGCCAATGTGTCAGTTTGCCACTCGTACAAAGAGTTGCTGATAGTCTCGCGACCGATGTTGCTCATGTAAGGAGTTTCTTCGGGAGCGATGTTTGTGATGACATTTGACAAGTCTTCACGGATGCCTTTGGCATCAAAGGTGGTAAAGGTGTTAGTTACGATAGCCATTTAAGTGCCTCATTTCAAAAGAAGTGCAATTGCGGAAGCCGCGTCATCAACGCGACCAGTTTTTGCAAGACGCTGTTTTGCGCGGGTAGCTTCACTTGTTGGAGAGACACGACCTGCTGCACTAGGCTTGGCTGGTCGAGGACCATTGTTCACAACTGGTTTGATCTGTCCACGCTTGGACATCATCTGATCGTATAACGCTGCTTTACGCAGAGTCAAAACGGCACGATGGTCAAACACATTCTTGAGTTCTTCTTCTGAGTAACCGACCTTTTGACCGAACTCAATCAACATGGCTTTTTCTGCTTTAGCCTTCTTGGAATCTTTCCATTCAGGTATCGCAGCGACTAATGCCTCTTGCTCTTGAGCAAGTTTGGCTTTCATCTCTTCCATGCGCTGTTGCTGTGTCAATTGAGAAAGTCGCTGCTGTTCGGACTGAATAGCTACGAGTTTTTCCTGCTTGTCACGCAACAACTCTCGCTGACGAACCCACTCTATTGGGTCTTCGTGATAAAGACGCTCCAAATCAACTTGTGGCTCGGCAGCAGACTCAAGCTGCTGTTGCAATGCTCCCAACAATTGAGCGTACTGTTCACGCTCGGCACGAATAGCAGCAGCTTCAGCTTCAACCTGTTTACGGGTTTCAGCGATCTGTTGCGTCTTTCGTGTGTAGTCCTGAGTCCTTGAATAACCCTTTT